ACTTCTGCGATTCTCATATCAACCGCAATATCAGAAGATAATAAATCTTGTCCTTTAATGCCACGTATAACCTGTGGCATGTAATTTAAAAATAACAAATAAGTTTTCAACACAGCATAATCATCTTTGGCAACTTTAAAGAATAACATTCTAGTTGCGACCTCTACTCCGAACACATTGTATATGACGATAAGGTGGTTTAGAACCAACCTTTCACGCATCTCATCATACCTGCGATACCTCTGAAATAATCTTTTGAGATAGTTAAACCTCTTCATGTCCTCCTTGAACTCACTCATTATGCAGTTAGGCTTATCATAAGATTTGGCTGCATATAACATTATATTATCATTATTTAAATTATCAAAGGACATTAATCTTCTTCTGGTTCTTCGGTGACTAGTGCGTTAATTGTTTCTTCGTCACCTACTTGTGCATAAAACTCGTAATTACCTGCGTCTGATAGGTAGTACAACAAATACAAATAAACCATATTATCTGGATTGTCAAACTGATGAATGTCAAAGGTAATTTCGTCACCTTCAACATCCAATTCATATAACGCAGGTATATCTAGTCCAAAGGAATTTAATACCTTACGAACTTTCTGTATACCATCTTGTGCAACTCTAAACCCATCAACGTTCAATTCTCTATACAACTGAGCGTTGATTTCGGATACTACAATAGGATTTTGAACCGATGATGAAGATTCACCAGTCGGTTCATGTGCTTCCTTGGCCTGATTAGGTTCTATAGAATAGAACTCTTTAAGGAATGATTTAAATGTCATATCTAATAGTGGAGTCGAAACTCCAGTTTATATTAGGTATTGGCGAACATTATGTTGTCGTTGGCACCAGTGGCTGCATCAGCACTCATACCACCAGCAACTAGAACTTCAGTTTGTACACGGCCGGTGCGACTACCAGTACCTTGTTTAATTAGAACCCAACCTGTGTGAGCAGGTTTGTTTGCTTTGTTTGTAGATAGAGCAATCTCAGCATCGGACACACCAAATACTCCAACTGCGGCACCAGTAACAAATGCACTGGATGTTGAGTTAGCATATAAGTCGTGGCCGTTGTTGGCTACACCCAAACCACCGGCAACTGCCCACTTTGGAGCACCTGTGTTTGCGTCTGTCATTGAAAATAAAGGCATGTTTTTCTCCTAGAATTATTGTTATATTTATGTGTTGTCAACTTTTTGAATCTGTGAATCCAAAACTGGTTCTGATTCGAATTTATCAGGTGCAGACTTCTTCTTCTTGGCAGAATTCACCGCATCTTTAATAATATCTGTCTTACGTGATTCGACTAATGTAGACTCTTTCATTGACTTAGTACCTACACTTTTAACTTGTTTTGCACCGGCAGCTTTCATTGCTTTACGTGCCAAATCTCTGACCTTAGACTGTGCTGTGTGAACTGCACCAGATTTATCGGTAACTGTATCTGTTTTAGATTTAGACTTTTGCCAACCAGTGTCTCCCATCATGCCTTCAATTAAAGATTCGTCTTGTTCAACGCTGTCACCCATGTAACGGCCTTGTTCGTAACCTCGACTGTTCGGGTCTTTCTTTGGTTCAGGTGTAGATGGTTTGGCAGGATATCTTTTGGCAGCAGCCTTTTTGATTCCAGTTTCCAATTTGGACTTTTTGGCCATTGATGCTGAATCGGTGTTGTTTCTGATACTGTCATACTTCTTGTGACCAGCTTTCATGTAATTACCCAATGCATTAGGCGACAATTCATCCAACTGTTCGACTTGTTCTCTTTTAACACCACCAGCATCGAGCATGTCAAAGCGATCCCGAATGCCTGAAATACCCGGCTTAATACGTTTAGCCGCATCTTTAAGCGCAGGTGATGGATTTGGAATGTGCTTCATTGTTGTTTTAGACTGATGACTTTCTTCTTCAATCTCAACTTCTTCTTTAACAGGTTCAGGTTTCTTTGGTTGTAAAACTTCTCGGCCACGTTGTTCTGATGCTTCACGCTTTGCTTTAATTCGGTCTAAAGCTTTTTGTATTCTTACTGCAACAGAAGATGCTTCTGTGATTGGTTTAGCAACAGTGGTTTTGCCACCTTTCTTTACCAGAGTTTCTTGTGCAGAAGATCCAATTGGGTCATCACCAATTTCTTTTGCTTCGTCAATCTCACTCATCATATAATTAGCAACTGTTGAAATGTAATCTTCAGCTAATGTGATTTTAGATTGTACCCACTCAGGAAGATTATCATTATCTTTTAACATGTCATGCACTCTTTGAGCATTGTTGATTACACTTTGTAATTGGCCACGAGCCATATCACCTTCATAATCATACTCAGTTTTTTCTTTTGCTTCAGAGACAGATTTCCAACCACCACCCATCTCTTTATATTTCTTCGAAGCCCAGCCATTGGCATAAGCAGATGGATAAACATCGAATTTAGATTTAGCCTGTGCCTTGGCTTGCGCCCATTTCTCAGGACTTGTTGGCACATTTTTTTCGTTTAAATTTTCCATATCTTCACTTATCTTTCCTTTTCCAAAGTTGGACACGTTAATTGGTTCACCCTTCCTCTCAGGATTAGGGTCATGTTTTCTTTTAGATGCAACGGCCGATGCTCTTTCTTTTTTAGTTAAAGATGCTCGCTTCTCGTTAGACATACATTTTGGTTTAGGTTCACCAGGTTCTCTTGCACAAGGACCAATTGCTTCACCCTTACTGTTAATTCTTTTCCAACCACCTTCTGGATCAGTCTTACTAAACCACTTACGCAAATCTTCATTCATCTCATCTTCTGGTGAAGATTCTTTTACGCAAGAACCTGGAGAATATGGTTTTTTACCGGGTACACGTTTATAATTATCCCAACAAGGACCACTGTCTTCTTGCCGAATTGCTTTAAAAACTTTAGATGCTGGTTTAGCCATCATTCACTTTTCTTGGATGCTGAATATGCTGACATACTCATAACTTTTCTAGCTGCAACAGCTGAAGTTTGAGCACGTTTCTTTGCTGCATCTTTATCGTGTGGTTTATCTGAAGGTTTTACATTCTTATCGTATGCATCTTCTTCAGTAATTTCAAATTGTTCTTTTGCTAATCTTTGAGCAGCACCAGCAATACCAGCAGTTCTGTTGTTTGCTTTAGTTTGATGTTTAGCAATTTCTGAAGATACACGTTTCTCACCTTTGGTGCCACCTTTAATTGGAGACTTTTCACCACGGCGGTAACCCATTTGATGTGCCATCAAAGCAGTATCTTTTGATCCAGCCATTTGTGCGTGTGAACGCATGTCTTTAGATGCTTTTGTAACATAAGAACCTAAAGTGGATTTGCTTAGTTCGTCAAGTTGTTGGAATTCTTCCGACATAACAAACTCAACCAAATCTTCCAACAAATAATCATCCAAAGTTAATTCAGAATCTTCTTCATTAACTGGTTTTTTCTTCTTTTCAGACTCAATAGATTTTAATTCTTTTTCTTTTGGTCCTTTTAGTACATCAAAGGCACTTGCTTCAGGCTTAGATGCACCATATGAACGGCCTTGTACTTTAGTTGATGGTAAATCTGCCATCTTAACTTCATCGATTGATTCAACTTCTTCTTTAATGCCTGCTTTTTTCATTAAAGCTCCAGCACGTGTCGATTGAGCTGCGTGATATTTTTTTGCAGAATCTAGAGCATTAATTTTTGCTGTTTTTTCTTTTGGTACAGGAAGTACGATATTAGAACTTCTTACTGTGTTCATTTTATTAGATGCGTCCGAAGCAGCATCCGCATGAGCTTTTTTAATAGCAGGTAATTGACCTTTACCAGTCAACTCATCAATTTGTTCAACTTCTTCTTTCTTCATTCCTTTTTTAGCACGAAGCTTTTTGAAGTCATCAGCAGTCAATTTATCTTTTTCTGGCTCATGTACATCCAACTTTTGTTGGTTTGGATGCAAAGCTTCACCCATAATTTTTGCAACTGCTGCTGCAACTGATTGGTTAATTTTATCTTTAAATTCCATGATAGTTCCTATTTTGATTTATTATTAACAATTCCATTTGCGTAGCGCTAATGCTTTGCGTGTTGGTTCGCCATTTGGCTTCTTCATCGGTCCATCCACACCACCCATCCTTGCACAGAATGATTTGCGTCTGTTTGCTGCCTTTGAACCGGCTTTTAATTTTGATGGTGGAGTTGTAACTGCCATCGATAGTTTAGAACCTGGATTTTCTGCACGATAAGAAGCAATGCCTTTGCGGTTTAAACCACCTTCAGGATTCTTTCCTTCTTTTCTCTGCCAAGCTGCAGATTCTATAAATTGTTTAAGTGTTTTCATGCACCAATCGCCTTGTTAGATTTAAATGATAACAAAGAAATACCTTTTTTCTTCAACTCATCTTCTTTTTGAGCACCAATAGAAGCACCGGTTTCATCACCTTGCATCTCTACAACCTGTGATGCTTTACCAGTCCTTTTTTTAATCTTTTCACCCATGTCACGCCCAATGCTTTCACCAGACGCAGCCATGGATAATCCAGGTTCTATGCCTTTGTCGATGGACTCTTTGATTTTCTCGGCTTGGCGTTCCCTGATTTTTGAGAGCGTGAGTTTTTTGGTGGAATTGGTTTCGCAGCCACAGTCTTCGTTGATTTTACCACAGGTGGCACAACGGCCACTGGAACTTCCACTGGAGGTGTTTCGACCACTGGCACGACTGACTCCACCACTACCACCGAAGGCTTCAGTAAAGCTGGTTCTTGTACCGATTGTTTGCGACTCAATAGTCCTTTGAAAAATCTCATCATTTTTATTCTCCTTTAATTTGACGACATAACCTTTACCCTGTTGCACCACTTCACCATCTTTGGTGTGTGCTTCTTTTGCTGCATTTCGGCGCAACATAAACATTCTAGGATTTCCATTCTTATCAGTAACATATTTATCATTTGATTCGAATTCTTTACCAACCAACTTAACACCAGACACATCTTGAATTAATTTCCATGCATCGCCGTGTTTGTTATTGGCCATGTGCGATTTAAACTCTTTCTTTTGTTCTGGTGTGGCTTTCTGATGGAACTTCATAACTTCCATCATACCGATATTACCAGTATATGCTGCCTCTTGGATTTTCTTCATTGACGAACCAGTTGTTGGTACACTGACCTCACCTGGTTTCTCTTTTGGCACTTCAACCAACTTACCATTGACTGTATGGTGTGTAACTTTGCCTTGTTTACCATAACGACCAAAACCATAGTATGATAGACCAAGTTTGTGTGCTTGGTCAGCTGCGGCACCTTGGCCATCGGCATGTGCGGACAACTCTGCCTGTTTTGGTGGTACTGCAAACCTGTTCTTGCGTTCCATCTCAGAAGCAATCCACAACTCAGCAGGTTCACTCTTAGGTGGCGCCTGTGTGAATTCACGGACGTTCTTAAAGATATCCATCAACTCCATTTTCTTTTGCTTTACGACTTCGGGGTCTGCCGAACGTAAGTCTTCCGAATTGTCAAACTCAATGTAGTTTGTACCAAACAACTTGGCATATTCTGTGCGTGAGTTCTGTACCGAATCCCACTTCTCTTTACGTATTGTTTCGGGTACGGCACGACCACCACGTTGGCCACGTTCAATGTTTCTCTGTGCAGAAATTTCATCACGTGTATTAACCAGAAGCATTTTGGTATCATAACCAAGTTCTTCTAGTCTTGCTTTAATCTTCTTAGTTTTCTCAACATCATCACCAGTGCCGTTGATAATCAAACCATTACGACCTAACAATGCCAAACGTTGGCGCAAATCTGTAATGGTTTTTGCACGACCACGAACAAAGTTACGTTTATCTTCTTCAGCAGAAGGCATCTTCTTATCAAGGCCTTGTTTGTCCATCATAAACTCTAATGCTCTGTCCGAATTGATTTCTGTTAAACCATGACCTGCAAGTGTATTGTCAAGCACATAATCTTTACCAGAACCTGGACCACCTGCTAAGAATACTGCCTTGAAAATGGATGCATCATGTACACCTTCACTCAGTAGTATCTCAAATGAATCATCAACAGATTCAACGAACAAAGATTCAAATAATTCGTCTGCTGATTCTTTCATATTGCCACCGATATATTTGTCTAGTAGTTGTTTTAATTTTGCAGGCTTTGTGGCTTTTGGATACAAATCTTTAATCATATTTTTACGACCAGCGTCATCGGCCTTTGTGTACATTGAACGTATTTGACTGCCTGAATAAACTTCTTGGCCATTTACTTTGAAGATGTGTTTTTTCGTTACATAAACATATCCATGTCCACCTTTTGGATCAAATGATTTACACTCTTTGATTGATTTGAATGGTTGATAGTATGCTGGTGAACCATCTTTTTTGGTATAGTTCACAGGATCTCTTTCACTACGAACAAGAATCAGAATGTCTTTCTTAGGATCGTAACGTGATAGAATTTCAGTTGGATTAACTGGTTGTGAGACCTGAACAAAGTTATCGTTAACGCCTGCTTGTTGCGCTAAGAATTGTTTGTCTTTGAATGGGATTGGTCGATTCTTGGTGTCGTTGCTGGCTGCAACATAGAAATCGGCAGATGAGAATGCACGTTTAGCCTGTTCATAACTACTCATATGACCAGCGTGAAATGGTTGGAAACCACCGCCATAAACGACAATAACCTTGGACTGGCCTTTGGCCTCTTGTATAAACCGACTAAATTTCATCTCCGCCTCTGCAGCAGTTAATATTATATTCTATTTATGTAATCACGAATTTCACCAACCCAATCAGAACATGCACCAAAAGCATTAAGAGATATCGTTTTCTTCGTTGGCCAGACATTCTCTGGCATCACCAATACTGTCAATTGGTTCACTGGTTCTTTACCAGGATATGCCCAAACATAACCCCAATTGGTCATCGTGTAGTCATCCACACTGTGCCAGAAGCAATGCAGTTTGTTTTTTAGACAATAACTGAATGCTTCTTTATTTTTGCAGTGAATCCATAGTGTTTGTTTACGTACCATCAAATACTCAGGATCCACCAGATATTGTGGATTGTCGTGGCCAAAATATAAAACATCATCGACACACCATAAGTCCACTTCTACTGAAAATCCATCTTCAAGAGCTAAATCAATATAATCTGGACTATTTTCTAAATGTGGTTTCGGTCCATTAGTATTACCACGGTGTGCAATTAGTATCATACGTTTATCACAACTCCCATATTTTCACCTGCAGGATAATAAAGTTTAATCTCAACCTTTTTACCAATCTTGTTGAATAAGTGGTCATGTACTGATTCTGCGAAACTGTGGTCATACACATCATGGAATGCCAACACATACTTTTCACCAAGCAATGGCAAAAATGCATCAATGTCTTTAATCATTTGTTCAGGGAAATGTCCTGCGTCAATGAATACAAAGTCTAGTGGCTCAGAGAAATGTCTACGTACACAAGTCTCTGTATCATCAGGACTCCAACCAATCTCTGGAAAGAGTGTGTTCTCTAAACCAAACTGTTCAATCAAATACTTAACTGATTTGTAACCATCGGCCTTATCATACACTTCACGTTGCATATCTCTGTAGTGACCTGGATTACCTTTAGATTCTTCAATGTAGGCATCCATTGTTACGACCTTACCACCAGTTTCCAAGAAACCCAAACCTAATGCTGTTGAACTGATACCAAATGCTGTTGCACATTCATAACCACGTTGAAGGTTATGTTCTACGATTAGATTTTTTAGAAAGTTAAATTCTTCTTCTTTGATGGAGTATGGATAAGGATGATTACTCATCTTAAGATTACCTCTGCCGTTATCGGAATAGGTTACAGGTCCATCTTTTAATTCTATGATATCTTTAAACGTATTACTTGTCCATTTCAACATAAGGTCCTTTTGGTGTGTGCATGAGAGTTCTATTTAGATTTATCTCCTGCCAGTTGAATCCAAGGTTCTTAATGTGTTGCGTTGACATCACATGAGGACATAATAGATCAGTTTGTTTGTAGACAGAACCAATTACAGTAATCATTTTGGTGAAGAACATCATAGAAATAAAGTTACCAACTTGCATTACATCACCGGTGCCTTGACCTAAATGGTTTCTGGCTGCAACAGTGTAGAATACATTTGGATCAAAATCAGGCAGGTCATCGTGTATCAACATATCAGGACGCATACGAATTACCAAATCATATGATGATTGTAGTCGTGCAACGTGTGTTTCAAGTGCAGAGAAACCTTGGTGCATCTTGTAGAACATCGATAGAATATTCTTTGGTCTGTGTGCATAGTTCGTAAAGTATTCACCACAAGATTCAAAGTGTTTATTGAAATCTTCCCAATACTCTTTCACATAGTGTACTGGTTTGTATGTGTCTAATATTTCATCATCAACAATTTGTGGTGCGCCTTCATAGATACCTGTTTTATTTTGTTTATCACCAGGAATCCAATACGCCTCATCATCCCATGTGTGTATGTAGATATCGGGATTGTATCGGTCAATAATCTTTTCTTTGAAATTAGGAAACACCTCTCTCCAACATCGGAGGTGTCCTGTTAATACAACTGCAACTTTCATTTATGATTCTCCAAGAAGTAATTTAAATCTTCTGGAGTACCAATGCCCCACATCTTAGGAATATCTTTGACACGAATCTTCTTACCATCACCAATGGCTTCATTGAATACTGGACACACATAGAATTCTCCGTTGGTACGGATATTCTTTTCAATCATTTGTTCAGCATACTTAACATAATCAGAACCTTTTTTCCAATAGTAGATACCGACTGTTGCGATATTTGAAATTGGATTCTTCTCTGCTACTTCTGTGACGAAACCGTCATCTCCGAGTTTTGCAAATGACCACTTTGGATGGGTTGCCCTAAAGGTAACGATACCACCATCAACGCCGTCAGCAGTAAAAGCATAGAGACATTCATTTGAGTTCCACTCCACATATTGGTCTGAGTTCGCCATCAGTAATGGCTCATCGTTGTTAATAAGTTCTTTGGCCAACAGAGTTGTACATGCTGCGCCTTCTGTCAAACTATTAACCTGTACGATATCACAACCAGGTGAGATTAAGTTTAATAATTGTTTGAGGTTGTATTTATCATAGTGTTCCTTTTGTACAATGTAGATGAAGTGTGCATCAACGTTTAGGTTTTCTGCAACAACTTGAATCATTGGTTTACCATTAACCTCAATCAATGGTTTAGGGAATGTGTAACCAGCTGCTGCGAATCTACTACCAGCGCCAGCCATAGGAATTAGTACGTTCATTTTTTTATCTCTCCATGGTATCATTTTCTTAATTACACCGTTAAGTGTATCGATTGCTTCATCAATTTTATCCATCGTCAAGTCATATGAATCTTTAACTGGAACTAAGTGAGCACCAGAATCTAGTGCGCCTTGTCTGCCAATATGACTGTCTTCAATGATAACTGTATTCTTAGGTAGTACATCTAATGCTGTCATACATTGCCAGTACATCTCAGGATATGGTTTGGTTCTCTTAACATCCTCATTAGAGACATAGTAATCAACATACTCCATGACACCAACAGACAATAGTGCCAACTTAACTGTCTCACGTATAGAATTACTTGCAATAGCAATCTTAATTCCATTACTACTCAACTTGGCAAACATCTGCCTAAGTTTGTTATTCTTTGGAAATTGTCTGATGAGGTTGAATGTGGCAACTTGTTTATCTTGCCAAATCTGATTGAAGAATTTACGGTCAAGACCTTTCTTCTCAGACAACATCTCAAGTTTCTTTGTGGTGTTTAGACCATCATACAAACTCAAGTGTTCTTCACGTGTAATCACATACTCACTACCAACTTTACGTAGAGCATCATTCAATGCTTCATAATGTAGTTCACGTGATTCAATCAATACACCGTCAAGGTCAAAAATTACTAATTTATTTTGCATCTCTATGCCACTTATTATGTTTCACAATACTGTTACCATTACATTTCATCACATATCTATGACGCACACGGAGAGACCACTCAACATCTTCGGCTTGGCCGTGTGTGAGTTCTTCGTTGAATGGATTATCTAGTGCAACTTGTTTCTTCACTAGAAAGTAACCACCAGATATGTACATATAGTTAGCACGTGACCAATCATCATGTCTCAGTGCAGTGTAACGTGGGAATACAGGATCATCCCATGTCACCCAATCTGTAAAGTGTCTCTTGTCATTAATGAGTAGTTGTTTGTTAGAACAGATGTGCCATTCTTCACCAAACTCCAAGAAGTTCTTGTACCAATCTTTATCAAACACATAGTAGTCGTGCATCAATACGATGTTATCATACTTTGCTGCCTGAACAATGGTGTTCTTCTTGCGTGTTACCCAACTAGGTTGTTGAGTCTCATCAAAATAGATATGCGTTACGTCAACCATATCTTCTTTCTTCTCACCACCAACAATTAAAATCTCATACTCAGGTATTTGTAGTGATCTGATAGAGGAGATTACTTCGTTGATTTGTGGTTGATTAGAGTAGTCTGTTGTTATACCAAAAGTTATTTTCATATTAATTTCAAAATATCATTTACTGTGTTTTTAATCAAATGTGCGTTCATCACGTATTCATGTGCATCATCAAGTTTGGACTCTGGCACACCTCTGAAATCAATCATGTACTCACGTAGAGCAGAATCATTATCATATGTGAATCCAAAATCACTCAGCACCTTGGCACCTGCAATATTGCGTGATGCCCATGCTGTTCTATTTAACATTGATTCCAGTAGAACCAATCCAAATCCTTCTGAGTGTGAGTGCATGATATAAAGGTCAGCATCTCTAATCGCAGACATAACATCATTGCGGTCATCAACCATCATCGCTTTCACATGTTTGGAATTTTGCGGCATGATGTTGTGACGATTATCATAACCAGTCAGAACAAGTGTAACATCATCACGACCAACACCATTGAATGTGGCAATCAATTCGTGAAATGCTTTGTTAGGCCAGAAACCACCACACGACAAGAACATATATGGTGTTGTGATTCCATACTTCTCACGGAATCCAGGTGTACCAGAAGAAATCTCTGCATCGATGCCATGTGATACCCGAACTGCCTTGTCACGATGACCAAGTTTGAATGCTGATTCCCAATCTTCTTTGGTTGAACAACCAATGTACTTAACGTGTTTCATTGCATGTTGATATGTGGCACTCTCAGATGGTTTAATCAACATGAACAACATTGGTGATGGAATTCTTTGTGAGTTCATCAATGCAACATCTTGTACACCAACGTCACCGCCATGCACAACAATCAAATCAAAGACTTCTGAACCCATAATTTGAAAGTCACTTGTTACTTTGACTCCGTTCAAATCACCTTTGTGTTCGCCTGCAAGTACAGTTACATCATGTCCTCTACGGAATGTTTCTTCTGCCATATCACGTACATAATTTTCAGAACCACCGGGATATGGAGCATATCGGTGGACAACATATAAAATTTTAGCCATATTTTGCTTCAATAATCTTTCGCCATGCAGGCACTCTATCATACTGGTGAACAATCACATACTCTTTGTTCATTGATGTTACTACTTTATCTATCTCCATGTGTGGAGATGGTTCCAACAAGAATGGTCTGAACTGGTCTATCTTACTTGGGTCTGCAGTTGTACCAAGTTGACATGCCCACCCATCTTCCGATTTAGTATAACGACAAGTTGACTTGTATGGTTCTTGTGAAATCAGGAAGTTGAATGTAGATTGGTCACAAATTGGAATTGGTTTGTTTAGACATGATGAAAAGATATTCATGCACAAGTCACGCATTGCATCACCACGACCAGCCAATACACCAACGTTGTAGATTGGATTATCTTTGAATCTATCATAGATGAATTGACCATAAGTCTCCAACAAGTTTTGGTTACCCCATGGTTCATCTTTGTATAACATACTTTCAGAGGAGAACATCAATAGTTGACGTTGACCCATATGTTTCTCAATGTGTTTGAATGGATTGCTTTGGAAGATAACATCTTTAACGTCAGTCGTAATGACATAACGATACTCATTCTGTGACAAGAAATTATAGATGTGTAGAAATCTCTCAACGTGTACCATAATATTGGACTGATATACAAGATTGCCTTGTTCATCCCGTTTGAATCCGATAACTTTGAATCCTGTATCAGTGACTCTATCTACAGTCTCTTTATCAGCATTCATCATAATCAAAACTTTATCACCAGTAAAACCTGACTGATTGATAGAGTTGACCCAATACTTAATTGTGTCCCATTTATATCCGGTGGAACATCCGATTATCAAATCTTTCATAATATATCTCCTCGTACAATTATATAGTTAATCTCTGGTTAAAGCAAGTATTTTTTGTATTTGTGCCTCTAATGTTTCTTTACGATTAGGCCACTTGATGATTGGTTGGTCGGCAGTCTTCAACAACTTGGTTAGAAACGGCATAATTAGTTTCTCTACCTGTTGCAGACGTTCTTTGTATTCTTGTACCGTGTCATCTTTTTCGGCAATAACGGAGTTGTATTCTTCTTCATCTGTTGCCGTGAAACCGAAGTCATCATCAGCATACTCTTCCATGATTGCGGTTAGGTCGTATTTTTTAGTTGCCATATTTTTAGTTCTCTATTGTACTACGTTTATCTTTGTTTGTCAAAGTAAGCCCATGCGAAAGGACCATCACTCTGTACATAATGCATGAATGCTTGGCAATATTCTTTGCCAGAAAATTCATTTCTCCAATGTGGTGCAACACATCCGAGATATAACATTGCATCACCTGGTTCTAAATTCATTTCAACTTCTTTGCCTTCTGGTGTTTCAATGTAAATAGGCCATTCTTCATCACCACCCAAATTCAATGTGATACTCACCTCGCAGGCTGGTCTATCAACATGTCTCTCTAAAACACTTTTTTCATAGTAAACTCTGGCATAAGTGTAAGTTGGTAATAATTGACTCTCAACAATTTTAGACAATTCTGCAGTTTTATTACACAACAATTCCAAAAAACTTTTATAGTTATATGAAACACTTGAGTTTGGTGCTTGGCCATCTCCACGAAGATTGTTTACCTTAGCAAACTGAGTAAATTCAGCTTTCAATTCATCAGCACGTTCATTTGAAATAAACTTTGGTAATTTTATATAACTGTTTTTTATCAATTCATCATTCATATTATTAATTAAACCATGTTATAATTGAATATCTTGTGCCTGACAAAACAGGTTTAATAGCATGTGGGTACATAAAATTTGAAGGAAACATTATAACATCACCTCTACCTAAAGTATATGACAATTTATCATCAAAAAAGGTAAACTCACCACCTGTGTAATCATCGTTCAAATTTAAAGAACAAGATATGGATCTAGGATTACTGTCAAAATGGTCTGTGTGTTGAGTGTAAAAACATCCTTCAGAATATTCTAGTAATATATATCCACTATCATTCACAATTGTTGTGTGTGGTGCAATCTCGGTATAATTTGCCAAAAGTTTTGCAACCACTTCATATAAATCGGAATCTAATTGCCTTCTAGTATCGTGGTTTTGTTGTATAATTTCTGAATGTGATATGTTGATGTTTCTAACATTACGTATGGATTTATCTACAATATGTCCACCTACTCTGGCTTCTTCCCAACCATCACAATTTTTATATTCATTCAGTATTCTATCACACAATTCATTTGATATGCCACCTTTGTATACTTTAATATAATCATTTATTTTTTCCATAATTTACTCTCATCAATTTACATCATTAAAATGTTCCAACTCCAGTCCAAGAACCTTGGCCAGCCAAAGTCCAATTAACACCTTTATTCGTACTACTGAAAGCCATGCTCTTATCAGGTGTAGCATATGTGGTGCCAGAGTAACCGACTGATGAACCACCATATACACCGGCGGTGCCAGAATAATTACTTCCAAAGGCTGGACTGTATATAATTTCAATATACTGTTTTGAATTATCTGCATTCCAGAAACAATTTATCTCCCAACTTCTATCAGTGTAGCTGGTACCGTACGCCCAGCCTTGCATGTTTACTGAGAAGAAATAATACCCAGTAGATGTTGTTCCGAATTTATATGCCATACCTTGTTGGTTACTACTACCAATATTACTACCATTTCTACCCCAATATTGGTCACCTGGACAAGGCGCAATAGATAATGCTGACAACGTACCGCTGGCTGTTCCTGCACCAAAAGTTAATAATCCATTCGAACTGACATAGTATGAATTATATGCAGTGTTATTCATAAACCAAGATGTTCCAGCTGGCATAACACTTGTATATGGACCAGCGAAACCATCATCATAACTACTTGGTATTAGAGTTCCAAGAGTCCATCCAGTTCTAGATACAGGTGCATAACCCGACATTGTTCTAGAAGTTGCTGTGAATGATAAAGCAAAAGTATCAATGATTGTGATAGTTTCACTTGTGGCTACAATTGAATCACCTCTTTTTACTGAAACTGTAAATGTTTGATTACCTTCTGTTAAACCATCAGCTGTAGGTGTTACTGTGAATGTTGCTGTTCCAGAATTAATCGTAACATTATTACCTGTTGTACCTAAATCGGACGTTCCGTTGGCAGTAATGTCATCTATTACCCACGACAAGCTGCTTCCATCCACAACATTTGTTGTAGAAACCGTGAATGTTATCGTATTACCTTCATCTACGGTGTTGGCAGAAGGAGTAATCGAATAAGTAGATAATGAACCCGATCCAGGTGTATATTGAATAAACGCCAACTCGACTGTTTCTGTAGTATAAGTATCAGTTATAGATGGCGTTGATGAGTAAGAGTGGCTATGTGATGATGAACCAGAGGTGTGCCAATAATCTTTGGTTGCATAACCACCACTCGAAACACTTCCTGTTCCATATCCATGGTGGTGTGGCCAAGAATATGGTGCAGCCGTAGCTTGCATCTCAGAACTTTTACTAATCGTTGCACCGTGAGATGTTCCAGATGATGATGAGTGTGACAAATAAAAACCAGTCATATTTGGTGTTCCGTCAAACCCATCACAAAGTTTCCAATAAGAAGGCAAAGAATTTAGTGTGCCAGAATATAAACACATAGTGTTACTCAGAACACCGGTTTGTGCAGCTGCAACCCAAAGTTTCATTGCTTTAGATTGTAAAGATTTCAAATAATATGTTGCGGTAACACTGTGTGCGTGTGATTGGCCGTCCGGTGAAGGTGCAGGATTACTACCAACAAACGATGGTGATGGAGGCAGATAACTTCCACCACCTAAACTGGTACCTGTTGCTGGATTGCGATATGCAGTATCAGCAATAAAATGAGAGTGTGATCCATCAGAAGACGTAATTATGGGTCCTGTTATTGGCGCAGTAACCAAAGCGGTTTCAGTAGGTGATGTGGAACCTGGAGTTCCACGAATATTACGAACGGTGCTGAATGTTGGTGAACCTGGATTTGTGGCAAGTTTTTGAGTCCAACCAGAAATTGCAGTATCCCTCATGTGTATTGTGTTTGCTGGAAAAACTGTTTGATCGGTTGAAGCAACTAAAAAAGTAAAGTCAGATGTCCAAGGTAGAGCATTATTAATAGGTGTATTTGAAATTGTGGATGTATGAACATGAGCGCCTGCTGTACCCGATGTTAATGCTTGACTTGAACCAAAAGTACCAGGGTAAGCTATCCAAGAAGTTTTAAATGTGCCAGAAATAGATCCATGGCCGCCAGCTGGAGCAAACGCAATTGTGCCTGAAACATTACCTGTGTTAGCATAAGTCGTGTTTATGTTTCCTTGCGTTCCTGTGCCTCTGATGTATCGATTAGTTGTGTTTGAATATAATGTCCATCCAGATATACTAGGATCAGCACCATCATACATAATAATTGTGCCGGCTGGAATAGTTGCATTTATGAAAATTGAATTTGAATCTGCACTAGTAGAACCTAAAGAGTTTGTTGCAGTAACTGTACAAACAAAAGAGAAACCAATATCAGTTGAAATTATTGTATAGGTGTTGTTAGTTTCACCAGCTATCAATACAGAATCTCTATACCATTGATATGCAAAAGTTATTGGTTGCACACCTAACCAAGTACCAGTACTACAAGTTAATGTGGATCCAGAAGTTGCAGTTCCTGTAATTGCAGGCGCAACAGTGTTTAATGGTGTAGTTGGTCCACTATAATGTAAACCAAAACTGGTCAACATCGTTCTTAACGGCATAATATAATCCTTAAGCTAACTTAGTTTGCGACATAATTGCTGTGTATGTAGCTGAAGCTGTTTTGAAAATTGTGAAGTTGTACATATCAATTGCACTTGCATTGCCAGCTGTAATAGCAATTCCATTAGTATACTTAGGTGTTACGGTGATACCATCAATTTGAAATACATTTGGATAATAGGCAGTTGATCCATTTGTTACCATCAATACAAAAGTAACTGAAGAATTAGTTGCCAACCAATTATTCAAAGACACATCATTATATGCTGCAATGTTTAGTGTAAAATTATTTGTGGCATTACTTGTGTAATAATGAATCGTAGTATCACCAATATATAAATTTAATGTTGATTCTGGAGCAGTACTGGTGATAAATTTTTCTTTTGGTGATGCAACTAAAGGACCATTAATATTTGGAGTTGTTAAAGTCTTTGACGTTAATGTTTCGGTACCAGATAGTGTGGCAATTGTTGCATTATAATTTGGTACAGTTAAAATTCTAGTTGCACCAGAAGACACAGAAGATAATTGAAATTGCATCCTCTTACTTGCATCTGCTTCATCAATAAATGAAGTTGTACTATCAGATAAAAGTTTATTTGTTAATGTTTGTGAACCAGTTGTTGTTACAGCACTATTAGCTGCCGTATAAGCAGAATTAGCATATGATGAAGCAGAAGCAGCATTTGTGACGGCAGTATTTGCTTGAGTGTATGCTGAATTAGCATAATCACCAGATGTAACTGCTTTCTGGTCAGCAGTGGATGCACCAGTTGCCGCAGTATTGGCAGCGGCATATGCTGAGTTAGCATAAGAACCAGCAGATACGGCCTTTTGGTCAGCAGTGTTAGCGGCTGAAAAAGCACCATTGGCATACGAACCAGCAGACAGCGCATTTGTTGCGGCCGTGTTTGATGTAGTGTATGCAGAGTTGGCATACGATGATGCTGAGTTAGCGGCATCACGAACCCATGTGTCAACCGAGTTATTAGCTGCAGTATATGCGGCATTAGCATGTGCATATGAAGCATTAGCATGATTGATTGGATCGTAACCACGTATAGTTGCTACATCAGTAATAAGGTTTGCTGTTAGATTAGCAATTCTGAACGTTGCATGTGCTGTGTCGATATATGGTGATGCGTCTGGTTCTGGATCATAGTTGTAATAAAACTTCCATGTGCCGTCTGTTGCGTCACGGAATACACCGGTGTGATGATATGTTCCATCGTTATAACTAGCTGCAAGGCCAATATCAGGATTAGAAACATCATTGTTGGCATTCAGATAAATCATATTATCTTCAATGCTTAGGTTTGTTGCTGATATCGATGTTACATTTCCAGATATGGTTAGATTACCAGTAACAACAACATCACCCGAGATTGTACCGCCAGTGGAGTTAAACTTGGTGTTAGCAGTCGTAAATGCACCATTGGCATACGAACCAGCAGATAATGCATTAGTTGCACCAGTGTTAGCAACAGCAAATGCACCATTGGCATAACTTGATGCTGAGTTGGCAACATCATAGGAAGCGTTAGCATATACACCTGAAGTTACTGCTCGTTGGTCGGCAGTATTGGCTGCAATAAAAGCACCATTAGCATAAGACGATACTGAATTGGCCGAAGTGTATGCTGAGTTAGCATAATCACCGGATGTGATTGCGTGTTGGTCAGCAGTGGCCGCATTTGTTGTGGCAGTATTCGCTTGAGAGAAAGCAGCATTAGCATATACACCACTTGTTACAGCACGTTGGTCTGCCGTATTGGCTGCAACAAATGCTGAGTTGGCATATGTACCAGAAGATGATACACCTTGACTTGCAGTATTCGCCAGAGCATAAGCTGAATTGGCATAAGAACCTGCAGACACTGCCTTTTGGTCGGCAGTATTAGCTGCATTGTATGAACTTGTGGCATGGTCAAATGTCGAGTTTGCTTTATCGAACGCAGCGTTAGCCTTGATATCTTGGTAGAACAGAGGCCATGTAAATGAACCAGCACTGAAATCACCAGACGCAGGAGTACCAAGTGCTGGAGTTACCAATGTTGGAGAATTAAAAGTTTTATTATTGACAGTTTGTGTGTCATTAATTTTCACCAACGTACCAAGGAACGTTGCATTTAAATTGGGTGTATTTACTTTAGTAGTCATTTTATTCTAATTCTTATTTAATCTGGAATGCACTTGTTGGTGGTGTGAAGTTACTTGTATAACGTGCATAACCTTTTGTTATTCTTAGGTCATCCATATATCCTACCCATTCACGTACATTACTAGAGTCTCTACCAATCCACAGTTTAGTAGTAGTATCTCCGACAGTGTTAGTACCAATTGATAATGTTCCTCTACTAGTTCCATCAATATACATTGTCATAGTAGCACCATTTCTGACCAATGCAATATGATGCCAAGAACCGTCGTTGATTAATGCACCAGAAGTACTTAATGTATAAGAGCCGGTTTGATTCCACCAACTAGGATATCCGCTACCACCGGAATCATTTAAATATAAGGCCCAACTACCTGTTGTCCAAGTATCACCTAAACGTAATGCTGTTGCATATGCCACAGTTGATGATGTATTGACCCAAAATTCAATTGTAAAGTTACCAGTACCTAGATTAAATGTTGGATTAAACGGTGCAGTTAAATAATCCCCTGTACCATCAAAACTCATACTACTACCCCCAAACTTACTTACTGCTGTACTTAATTTTGCATCACCCAATGTTTCCATATTGGTCATCATTGCGGCATCGTAGATACCAGCACTGGTCATATTAGTTAATAAACTTGTATTGGTGATTGCCTGTAGTGGAGACGCCGGTGGAACAAAGTTACTGGTGTATACTGCCGTACCTAATACAAATCTCATATTTGATATATTTCCATTAGCATAGGGTGATGCTAAATTAGAAGACACACCAATAAAAACATTACCACTACCTGATGTCATAGCTTGACCGTCTGTTCTAGACACGCCTCCGTTTATACCATTTACATACATACTACAAACATTACTACTATCTCGAGTCCATACATAATGATTCCATGCGCCTAGCTTTCCACTTACAGATGATGAATTCAACATATTATAGGTCGAGTAACCTGTGCCGGCAATACCCCAACCTGGTGTTGTTCCATTATTTAAATAAAATGCCCACGTTGGACCGGTGCCTCCATAGTTCCAATTTCTATTAGCCACTGTGAAAATATTATTTATTGTAGTATAAACCCAACATTCAAATGTAAATGCAGTATTTGACGGTATACTAAAACTACTTGAATACGGCACAGTTAAATAATCTCCAGTACCATCAAAGTAACCAGAACCACCTATTGTACTTGGTGTATATCCATTTGTTAATGCACTGGTAAATCCGAATGAGTTTTGTATTGTTGGCTGACTATTACCGACAGCAGTAATTGTAAGGTTATTTGTACTGTTATCAATAAATGTCGGTGATTGTAGTGTTAGTAGTTGTGTACCAGATACCGCAGTCAATGGACTTGTTGGAGGGGTAAATGTAGTTGTATATAAAGAAGTACCTTGAATAAATCTAAAATTACTAATATAGCCGTTACTATTATTTCCAATTAGATACGGATTACCAGCAAATGTACGACTTGTATTATCAGTGTATGTATTAGTTTGCACTACTCCATCAACAAACAATCTATTAACGCCACTTGTTCTAGTGTGTGCTAAGTGATACCATTGTCCTGCAACTAATGCTGTATTACCATTCAATACATCACCCGAGTTTGCAACATTTAACTTGAATACATAAGGTGCAGACCAAGTATTTGATGCAGCATTTCCAGCCAGCAATCCATAACTACTTTGTCCAGCTTCACCTTGCCCTGCAATATTTTGATAACCCGTAGTAGGCATAGATTTCCAGTAGATCCACATCTCATATGTAAAGTCTCCGGTTTGATTTAAGTTTCCACTAGTTGTAGGGACGCTTAAATAATCCCCACTACCATCAAAATAACCACTATAACTTGTTGGGGTTACTGATAACGGATTGAATGGTGAGAAACGCTGTACTGATAGTGTACTACCAGTTGTAAGTGCAAATGCATTTGGTGAATTATCTATGAATCTAGATGATTGGCACATTAACAATCCAGTATTAGTAATTGGTGTTAATGGTGTTGTCGAAGGAGTAAATGTTGTAGAATAGAGTGCAGATTTAACTATTCTTAAATTACTAAGATTACCGATGTATGCGTGTGTGCTAGTAAAATTATAAAATCCACCTGTTAACAAATATCCAAATGTACCAGATTGCGTTCCTGTAGTAGTTGCTCCTGTAATTGTTTGTAGAGTGCCATTAACAAACAATTTAATTGCACCTGAATTTATAGACATAGCAATATGTGTCCAAGTATTTAATGGAATAGTATCATTACCTGTTGCCAATACTTGTGAACCAGTATAGTGATAAAAAGCTAATTTACCTGAGCTATCTGGACCAAACGTCCAATATAAACTACCGTTAACACCTTGATCACCTATTAAAACAGGGGTAGTCAGTGCTGTCTGTCTTTGTATTTGATAAATCCAGCATTCAATTGTAAAAGTAGCTGTAGGTGTTATACCACCACCAGCGGTACCTAATATAGCAGTAGTTGAACCTGCAGGTGTTTGTATATAAGAAGTAGACGCACCAGTAAAGTAGTTACTCCAATTATCACCATAAGGACTAAATGTACCTTGAGTAGTATTACCGCTGCGAGTTATTAGAGAGTTGTTTGTGCTATTATCTAAGAATATATTATTGTTTACTGGCTGGTTGTTTTGTAATGTTAATAAACTTGTATTTGCTATTGCGGTTAATGGTGCTGATGGTGGAGTGAATGTTGTGGTGTAAACTGCGGTACCTTTAACTAAACGAGCATCAGTTATGTAGCCGGGAAAATAATAAGTATTATTAAAATTTTGTCCAATGTATGTTGTAAGCGCATTTGTGTTTACAGTGCTAGCAGATGAGGCAGTACCTTGACTAATACCGTTCATCCATATAGTATATGTACTTCCTGAACGTGTAACTGCAACGTGCGTCCATGCATTAACAGGAACAGATGATGTTCCAATTAAATTAATTATTTGTGTACCTCCTGAAAACGCTTCAAATCGCAACTGCCCAGAAGCATTTCCGTTAACTGTGAAATCCCAATTAGAGGTGGCGTTGGTAGAACCGGTTTGGGTAAAAATAAAATAATAACTACCCAAAGCACCGGTTAAATAAATCCATGCTTCTATTGTAAAGTCACCGGTGGGTAATTGCAAGGCTGCATTGCTTGGAATACTTAAATAATCCCCAGTACCATCAAAGTATCCACTACCATATGTACTATAACTAGTGTTTGGAACAAATGGGTCGAATGAACTTATTAATGTATTACCTGTAACTGTTATAGTAAAGTTGTTTGTACTGTTATCTATAAAACGATTAGATTGGCAGGTTAATAAACTTGTGTTTGATATTGCGGTTAATGGTGTCGTACTTGGAGTAAATGCTGCCGTGTAGACTGCTGTTCCTTTAACAACTCTAAAATTACTAATATATCCGGTTAAATATGATGACCCGTTACCATATGAGCATAATTTAAGTGTTGCAGCTGCAGGTGCAGATATTGATACTCCGGTTATATTCGCTGTTGTTCCTCCTGCAACTCCATTTACATAAGTTGTGAGTGTATTACCACTTCTTACACATGCGATATGATTCCAAGAATTTGTTTTGAATGCAGACGATGACGAGATATATTGTGTGGCTCCCTGAAATACACTAAACTGCATTACTGTTGTAGAAACTTGATATAATTCCCATGCAAAATTTGAATTACTTGATTGACCGTTTGAATAATTGGCTACAGTACCAGCTGACCCTGTTATGTATGC